TGAAAAGGATTGCCGTCCTTTCGCAGCCTCTGACCACCAACGATAGCAAGAGTATCGAGGCAGCTATGAGAAATCATATCACACACCCGCAAGGGCGGGACTCGCACAACCTGAATAAATTCACCTGGCGCTTTATGCAGTGCCTGACAGACAGCATTGCAATATTCACCGTTACCGCTGCCACTGAGCACGAAGCACGCGCCCAGCTGCCGCACGCACATCTTATTTTTGTCGCCCGTATCCGTCAGGAGGTGACTCATGCTTAAAACCTTCCGCGTCTTTTCCCGTGCTGTTAACAAGCGTGGCTATACCGTTGGCATCACGCAGAACGTGAAGGCCGAAAACGTCCAGGCTGCAATCAGCACAGTAATTAACAAATCAGCTAAAGCCGGTTTATCCGGCGTAATTATCCACGCCGTTCATGAAATTAAGGGGGTGCAGTAATGCAGGAAATGACACTGGCAGAAGCCTCACTGAAAGCGCAACAGATCGAAGTAATCAGCCGCATGATTGAACGCATGATTGAACGCAACCACGAAGAAATAGACGACCATGACCTTTCTGTTATTGCGGGACTTATCAAACAACTTTCCAGCAATGTGGCGGTGTGGTTAATGACGGAGGAAGAAAAACGCGGCGAACAATAACGGCTAAAAATAAACGGGAAATAAATATCAAGACGACTCCTTCAGGAGGCTAATTACATGAAATCGAAAATATCTGGCTTAACTGCCAGTAGCAAAACTCACCCCGAATTTATGTGCGGGGATATTTATCGCGATAAGTACGGCGGCATCGTGACGATTATCAGCACGAGAGAACGACGCATCACCTACCGCCGTGAAGGGTATGACTATGACTGCGTGATGCCCCTGTATCAGTTCAGTCGTGATTTTTCCCTGATGCAGGCCGTGCCACGTGGTAAGCCAGCAATACAAAAGCAGAGGCGAACATCCGAAAGATGAAAAACATGATTAACGTATTCAGGAGCAAAAAATGAAAAAAGCACCGAATTTAAAGCTCCAGCCGAAAGACAAAATGACCGAAGTCATTATCTTTGCAGGTAGTGATGCATGGGCACATGCGAAAGAGTGGAGCGAATGGGCCGGAAAGCATATTGCAGCAGATGATACACCGCCCGTTATTCTTGGACCGAAACAACTGGCGAGCCTGGAAGACACAAAAATCATCGACAAAGGGCGCAATTACGTGCGCGTTTATCGTGCTGGTGAAATATCAGAGACAGCACTTTTACAGATAGCAACACTGCTTGCGGTGGCGGGTGTAAAGGAGGCACGTTGCTACAGCGGCTTTGTTGACCAGCAGCCGGAGGACTGGACACCGCGCATGGCTGGACTGAAGGATGATGCGGAACGCGGCAACAGCCTGGTGATCAATCTTCCGGCAAAGACAAATTTCACCGGAAATTATGATGACGAATTAAAACCCCGCGTTGAATGCCGTCCTGATGGCGTTTATTGGGTTACGCCAAAGGTTGATAAGCAATCAGGCGAAATTATACGGCCTGAAACGTGGTTATGTGCTTCGGTTGAATTACTGGGCGCTGGTGTCATTGGTAACGAGCATTACCGCGTGATGCGCTGGACAGATTCGACAACAAATCGGCTTGTCACTATGGCCGTGCCTTGCTGCGGAATAGGCGACAGTGACGGCTGGCGGTTACTGAAAGCCAACGGGCTTAAAGTCACGACAAACGGAAAACACAGGATCCCCCTGGCTGACTGGATGCAGTTAGGCGGACAGCATGAGGAATGGCACTTAAGCACGAAAGCTGGCTGGCACTTTGGCGCGTACATCATGCCGGACGGTACGGTTATCGGCGAATCTGACAAGCCCGTTTTGTTTACCGGAAAAAGTGCTGCCATTAACGGTTATTCCGTGGCGGGTACGGCGGATAGCTGGCGCGACAGCGTGGCGCGGCTGGCTGGTGGTAATCCGTTCATGATGCTGGGCATAGCGACGTCATTATCCGCGCCATTAGTCGGGCTGGTCGGTGCTGATGGCTTTGGTGTGCATTTTTTCGAAAACTCCACAGCAGGTAAGACCACAACACAAAGCGTGGCATCGAGTTTATGGGGTGATCCTGAAGCGCAGCGATTAACCTGGTACGGAACAGCGTTAGGCATTGCTAACGAGGCTGAAGCACACAACCACGGGCTTTTACCACTGGATGAGATAGGACAGGCAGCAAGCGCCCGTGATGTGTACGTATCGGCTTATACGCTGTTTAACGGCTTCGGGAAATTACAGGGGGCAAAGGACGGCGGCAACAGAGAGCTGAAAAACTGGCGGGCCGTTGCTATCAGCACCGGAGAGGTGGACATTGAAACATTCCTCAAAACCGAGGGGATAAAGGTAAAAGTAGGGCAGCTTGTCCGCCTGCTTAATGTACCGATGGAGAAAGCCACGAAATTTCACGAATACAGCAACGGTAAGGAACATGCGGACGCGTTAAAAGAAGCCTGGAAGGAAAACCACGGGGCGGCGGGTCGTGAGTGGGTTAAATGGCTGTCAGGCCACCAGCAGGAGGCAAAGGATACGGTAAGGGAATGCCGCGAACGGTGGCGCAACCTGATACCGGAGAGCTACGGCGAGCAGGTCCACCGCGTGGGTGAACGTTTCGCCATACTGGAGGCCGCGCTTGTGCTTTCCGGTCATGTAACTGGCTGGGCCGTGCAGGAATGCCGCGACGCGATACTGCACAACTTTAATGCCTGGGTGAAGGTGTTCGGTACGGGGAACAAGGAGCACAAGCAGATTATTGAACAGGCTGAGGCGTTTCTTGCGGCCTATGGGATGAGCAGGTTTGCCCCTGTCAATTATGACCCCGCCAGTCTGCCGATTCCTGAACTGTACGGCTACAGGGAAAGCGACGGGCGTTATGACGAACCTGTTTTGTTCTACGTGCTGCCGGATCCGTTCGGCTCACATGTGGCGAATGGATTTAACAAGGATGCCGCGGCAAAAGTTCTTCATGAAGCCGGAATGCTGAAAAGACCATCCAGCGGTCGTGGGTGGCAAATCAGGACACCACGGCTAAAACACCTGAAAGGGGCGCGCCTGAGAGTGTACGGCCTTTTGCTGGCGCAGGACCACGACACGGAAAGCGATTAATCTCGCGTATAGGCGATGAAAAAATGTTGTCCCAGTTGTCCCGCTACGTATTAATTGATTGATTTTACTAAAAATACAATAAAAAAGTGGGACAACATTACAGCATTTTGGGACGACATCGGGGTATTTTGGGACGACATAGCGACATTTTGGGACGACACAACGAGCGTTAATTACCCTGGCTGGTGACTGGGACAACATAAAACCCCTCATGTTGTCCCAAAATCGGCTAATGTTGTCCCAGTTTTCGGAGTGTATTTTTAATTAAATCAATGGATTATGTGTAAGTGGGACAACTGGGACAACTGGGACGACGTGTTTTTGTATATATATAAAAAAATAAATTGAGAGGATGAATTCATGAGTGAAATTACTGTTAAAAATATCTCACCTGCGGTAGCTGGCTGGTGGGCGAAGTTCAGAGACGACGACGGCACGGAATGGTACAGCCCGATTGCTGCATGGGCGCTTTGTGAGGTTGATTATTTCGGTGCGGGGAACACCCGCCGCGAAATCTTACCCGTGCTGACCAGTGAGCTTGGTATGGGTCCGCACCCATCCGATGAAGGCTATTGCGCGTGTCTGTATCTGCCTGATGAAAAGTTCACGCTCTCAGGTGAGCAGGGGTCTTTTGCCTGGTATCCGGTGAACAGCAACAGTAATAACGGCAATTCGGGGGCTGAATCATGACGGCGAAGCACACAAAAAACCATAATTCCGTGGTGAAGTTCGTATCTGCCCGTGGCAGGCCAACGCTTTTAGTGCCAGGAAAACATCTGCATTACTGCGATGAAAATCATATCCCGATCGTGATTGTCTGGAAGCGAACGGTATACGCCGATGTGACATGGCTGTATGACTCGCTGGCGTTGATGCACCGTGACCTGTTTGAGCGTGAAGAGTTCCGGCTGAATATTGAGGAACGGGCAGAAAAAATCTATGAGCAATATGCAGCAAACAGCAAAAGAGCCGCACGGGCAATCACTCACCATTTCATGACGCTGTATGACCTGAAAGCAGAAGATGCAGAAAAAGCGGCATGTGATTTATTCGATATGACAATGGGTATTATCCAGGAGTACCGGAACAGGGAGCGCAGACCATGACAGCACAGATTGCAGCTTACGGGCGGCTGGTGGACGACCCGCAGGAAAAACAGACCAGCAAGGGCACACCGATGACGCTGGCGCGTATGGCGGTATCTTTGCCATGCAGTCAGGCACAGGACGGACAGGCGACGTTATGGCTATCAGTCCTGGCATTTGGTAAGCAGGCCGACGCGCTGGCGAGACATGAAAAAGGCGACCTTATCAGCGTGGCGGGTAACATGCAGATCAGTCAGTGGACCGGACAGAACGGAGAAATACGGCAGGGCTGGCAGGTTATCGCTGACAGCGTAATCAGTGCCCGTTCGGCGCGTCCTGGCGGGAAGCGGGGGCAGCAGGGGAAGGCGACCGAAGCACTGGACAGAGCAAAACGACAGACCGGACAGCAGGGAAATCAGCCACCAGCGGGAGGTGATGACCCTTACGGTGATGATATTCCGTTCTGAGCGACAGGAGCACAACATGAACCAGCAGACCACACAACAGGACCAGACAGTACGTAAACCATCACGGCGCATACCGTGGCAGCACATGACAAAGCGGCAGCGAAAAAAACCACAGACGGATTAACCGCCTGGCTGAATACTGGCCCGAGATTTTCAACGTGGAGAATATGAAGCCCCTGAAAACTGGCGTGATCCGTGATGTGCTTAAGGACGCTAAGGAACGGGAATTGCCGATTGGTCACGGCGTATTGCGCGGCGCGTTAATATCGTATATCCACACAACCAGATACCTGAATGCTGTTATCGCTGGTGGTGCTCGGTATGACCTGAACGGGCAGCCTTGCGGCGAAGTCACGGAAGAAGATAAATCAGTCGCCAGTGAACTACTGAAACGGAGACTGGCGCAAATTAAGCAGCAGAACAGCCAGCAGCAAACAACCGGAGACGATGGTGATGATAGCTGACAGCGTGGCACAGAAACTTGAGGAGCGCGGTTTATGGCGACGTGCGGCGACCCGATGGACTGAGGTTCTTCTTCATGCAGAAACGGACAGGGAACGCGAGGAAGCTGCCAGACGTCGGGCGATATGTATCATTAAATCCCGTCGTATGCCTGAGCAGTTCGTCACCTTTGGCGATGTGAAAAAGGCCGCTGACAGAACGCTGGCAGAGATGGGGATTAATCCACAGGATGAATGGCGAAATTACAGCTTCAGTGATGCAGGCGACGATTTAGCGCTACCGTGATACGCATCTCATTGCCGCATTTGCTCAATTATCGCGATTCGCTATAATCACCACCGAAAAGCCGTTGATGGTGTTCTCCTCGGGCAACTGGAGCCCGACTGAATGAAGCCATTCAACGGTTTTTCGGCACTCATTCCGGTGTATCTGATCCCACACATCGGGATGAGTGAACGACGAAAACATCACGGTGATTTCGTCATGCCGCGATAAGAATGTTCCCCTTTGGGCAACTGGAGCCCTCTGTGCAGAAGGTTATCGCGGTCAGGTTGTGATAAAAACGCGCCTCTTTGAGCAATTGAAGCTCACTGTAAAGCGGCTTATCACAGCAGGCTGTAGCGGGTGCTCATCTCTGGGCAACTGAAGCCCTCTGTACAGAGGCCCGTTACGGCTGACCCTGAATGATTTCGCCCCGTGCAATTGAAGCACCCAGCGGAGTTATTCAGGGTTTTTTATTGCCCGTCCACCAGCACCACATCTGTAGCATTGATGCGTATACATTCGCCGTCAATTGCACCATTCCGGCCCTCACCGATCCGCAGCGAGAGCATATAGCCAGACGGCGGGAAATATGCCTTGCGAACTTCAGGATGCTGTAAATAAGACTGTTGACGATATGGGAATCAGACGGGATCGGCGACATTACGGGTTATGGAAATAACAGCCAGGTAAATTGGTGAATATACGGCAGGCTGCAATCAGAGCCGAACATAGCGGCCTCCGTCACCATTATCAGACAGTAGCGGTAGTCCTTCCATCACAGCAAAATGCTACCCACTTCACAGCCCCTTGGAAGCCTCTTCGATGGGGTGAAAAATCCCTGAAAAAATGCGCAAAAAACTGCGCAAAAAAGTGCGCAAATCGATCATAAAACCGATCACAAAATCGATCACACAGACAAACAGAGCAAAGCCAGATATGACGCGGCTTGCAGGGGGAAAGGCCACCGGAAAAAGTGCGCAAAAAAATGCGCAAAACGAAACGCAACAGCCGCGCAAAACGAAACCGATACGCGATGATCGAAAAAGCGCGCAAATTTACCGGATTCGGGTAAGCAATTTTGCCTGATTTGGGCAAAATACGGTGACGCCGTAACAGTGACATTGACACCAAAACAGTGACACACAGGAGGGCCGATGACCGAACGTTCACCAACAGAGATAATTCACGGGATTATTGAAGAGCAGGAGGAACGCGAGTTAATCCTCATGATTGAAGAGCAGAGAGAACGCCAGCGCAAACAGGAGGCCACGCAGCCGGACAGCGTGAGCGCTGAAAATCAGGCTGATGTGACGTGATGGTGTCGAACTGAGTAGCTTTAAGCGACTCTGTGACTGGTTTTAAACGAGTCGCAAAAAGAGCCGGAGAAAAACCACGAATCTGGGGTTTTTTCTAAGCACGCTGTACACGGTGGAACATATGGTGGTCAGGAGACGGCAGGAGCAACGCCAGAACGCGCCCCCGTACCAGTGGCATAAGCCGGAGCGGTTACGGCGGTAACTTGTTGATTAAAAGGCGGCTCAATTCTGAGCCGGGTAGCTGACGGCGTTAACTGGCTGATATTGTTACAAAGCTCATTTTTGAGCTTTGGCCTAACCTACTGATATTTTCGGAAACCTCAATTTGAGGAGACCGCAAACGCAAAATTGCGCTGGCTACATTCCTCACTTCTGAGGACTGTTAACAAGCTGGCTGAAAGACAGTCACAAGCTACGAAATTTTCGTAGTTTAACTTTCATCCAGTGCATCCCTGAATTACGGGTATGTAACCACAGCTATTACGAGGTGATTGTTGATGCGTGATATTCAGCAGGTTCTGGAACGCTGGGGAGCGTGGGCGGCAAATAATCGCGAGAATGTGACCTGGTCATCCGTTGCCGCAGGATTTAAGGGGATTATTCCGGCAAAGATAACATCACGCTCACAGTGCTGTGACGATGATGCGATGGTGATATGCGGGTGCATAGCCCGTCTTTACCGGAACAATCGCGATCTGCATGACTTGCTGGTTGATTATTACGTGTTGGGGGAGACGTTCATGGCGCTGGCACGGAAACATGGGTGCTCTGACACCTGTATAGGTAAACGCCTTCACAAAGCGGAGGGGGTTGTTGAAGGCATGTTGATGATGCTGGATGTGAAGCTGGAGATGGATCGGTATGTTGAGCGCGATTCAGTGACGGCATAACGCGCATAAAAAAACCGCAGTCATGAGGAAACTGCGGTGGAGAAATACGGCTTGCCAATCAATCATGAAAAACGTAATCGCCTGATAATTATGCCACGAGACAAAGGACGGTGCACCCTGAATGGTCATAATGACCACTCAGACCATCGAGGCAACCATAACGAACATCGTTACAGTTGGAGCTTTTACCCCGTTGGGGGAAAAGGTGCATACCTGAATCATCATTATGGTGATCAAGGGCATGTAAAGCCCACCAGCCTGATTAAAGGTTAACCGGAAAAAGCCAGGTATGGAGGGAGTGATTAGCCACGAACAAGCCGGACACCACCAGCAGAAGGTATTATGATTTTCGTAATACCTTTAGCAAAGCGTGAATCATCATTACCGTAGGGATGGTCATAATGACCACACCTTCCCCCACCGGAACAAGGAAGGCTGGCTTACGAAAATTTCGTAACCCTCCCCAGCACAATGTATTAAATAATCACTACAGGCCATTGATTAAACTTAATTATCGCGAATCGCGAGAATTAGCCCCGCCGGAACAAGGAAAGGGAAATTACGAAAATTTCGTAAAATCCCCCCACATCTCCCACGGTTGCCCGTTAAGTGCAAGCGCACAGGCACGACCTCATTAACCAGTTACCAGCGCTCACGCTCAAACATCCACAGCAATGGGGATAAATCGCACTCTGGCGCAATGTTCACTATCGGGGCGAGCATTCACCGGAAAACGTCATACAGGCTTACAGGCGGCTTAAAATTCGATGGGCGGAGGACCGGATGGGAATCGGGAGACCTGGACAAAAAGTGCAGGCCTCCATGACACGGTCAGGACAGTTTGTGTTTAACCAGAATATTTAGCGCCTGTATTGGGGCTTCGTGGAGCTCCCGCAGACATTCAGGGTCAGTAACATGTTCCTGGTATCTTGTTTTCTCAAGTAACAAGCGGTGCATATGCAGCATACGGGCAAGAGCCGCGCACACCTCCTCAAATGCGGTATCCCGCTTACCGTCACTGTCAGAGCCACAAAACAGCGGTACAACCTCCACGCCGTCGCTGTGGGCCTTTAGCCAGGCATCAACCACGGTTAAATCATCGGTGAAGAACCACGCACTGTTAGCGCTGAATCGCATTTTCCAGGCTTCCGGTACTGGTTGCGGGGAGTATGAATATGCTGGTGGTATCTTGTCGTGAGTATCCATAGGCTATCGTTCCGTCATTCTGTTATTCACCACAGCGCTAAAAACGCCATGAAGGAGCAGAATACCGATTGCCTCGTTTGCTGTATGAGGTGCTTACCACACATTGGGTACACAGATGAATCAGGCGGAAGTGTGATTACCGGAAAAAATCCATTTCAGTTTGAGGGAAAAAAAACCGTAGTGCGATAACACTACGGCATGCCACCAAAGAAACACAACAAGAGGTCAACAATGAGTAATGGACATGACCAGACGATTTTATCATGCCGGAACAAAAGTTATGTGACACAGTCGGATAAAAACAGGTAAAGCCCACCAGCTTCATAGGGGATAACCGGAAAAATTCCGGTAAATATTTGCCTGAGTAAGTCATCAAGCGCCTGCTAAATGTGTATAGAAATGTGTATAGGATTGATTTTAGAACATGTGGAAATGGCTTTATTACTGGTGGCATGGCTTGTTGTTCTGTTCCCTTCGCCCGCTCCAATTTATCTTCACCTGATCAATCTGCCATTTTTGCTGTATCTGATTTTCTATATTATCTTAATTCAATCGCTTCAGACTTTTCGCAATCGCCGTAATACTTCCCCATTTTGTTGTAAATAAAAAGCGTTTACGCAATGCAATCCTTTTGTAACAACCCAGGTAAAACACCTTATTTTCAAGTTGTTAAATAAGTGGTTATCTACGCTTTTAACAAACGATTGATGGAATATTTTATGAAAGGGAAATCTGCATTAACTCTTCTGCTCGCTGGTATATTTTCGTGCGGCACATGCCAGGCGACAGGGGCAGAAGTGACGAGTGAATCTGTATTTAACATTCTTAATTCCACGGGGGCAGCAACAGATAAAAGTTATTTATCGTTAAATCCAGATAAGTATCCTAATTATCGTCTTTTGATTCACTCAGCCAAATTACAAAATGAAATAAAGAGCCACTATACCAAAGACGAAATTCAAGGATTGCTAACATTAACAGAAAACACACGAAAGTTAACGTTGACGGAGAAACCCTGGGGAACGTTTATTCTTGCTTCTACTTTCGAAGATGACAAAACAGCGGCAGAAACCCACTATGATGCTGTCTGGCTGAGGGATAGTTTATGGGGCTATATGGCATTAGTATCAGATCAGGGAAATAGTGTAGCCGCAAAAAAGGTTCTGCTCACCCTGTGGGATTATATGTCTACGCCCGACCAGATTAAGCGGATGCAGGACGTCATTAGCAACCCCAAACGACTGGATGGAGTTCTGATCCTACCCACGTAA